TGCTAGTAAACCTTTATACTGTCCCACTCTCCACAACTCCAAGCGTACCTGTTGTTGTTCCTATTCTGGTGAGTGGTCCCGTGATGACAATTGTCCGTGGATCAATATTGGATCGTGCCCTCTGGCCCAATTTGATTCTCCGTATCATCGTGCTCTTTTAGAGACTTTAATTATTGATATATGTGATGGTATTGTTCTCGATAATAGAGAATACCTCCAGGATTATATTACTAATTGTTTTCACAAAGGTCGTGACCAAACTAAAGTCCTTCTTGACTTTTTTTCCGACCTGGGATTCCAATCTGAAATCCCCCCTGCCCACATTACTTCCTTGTGTGCCTCTCTCTCAATTATGACCTTCCTGGATATGTCCGAAGATTATTTGAAATTTAAATTGAGTTATATTGGTGCTCTATTTTTGAAACAGACTGAATTACCCCCAATTCCGTCTTTCTTCCCCCCTTCTGACCAACCCCATATTCTCATGGGTGGTCCCTTCTTTTTATTCTTGAGGCATATTGTCCATATTGGTGAGTTATCGGACGCTATGAATTTCCTACAGTTAAAGAAAGCTTTTCCTCTTCCCTCTAATAGGAAGGTTACTTTATCTGTTCGAAAGACTGTGCTTGCATTAACCAGCACTCATCCTCAATCCCAACTTAGTCCTAATGTCCAGGACCGTATTTCTAATATGTGTTGGGGTGATGAGGATGAATTCCTTCTTCAATGTTCTCGTACTGCAAAAGAACTTTTTAGAAAGAATTGGTATGACGATCAGAATATTTATATTCCATCTATTTCTGGACACTTTCATGCAAAGAAAAAAGAAGGAGGTGCGATGGCCGCTCTCATAGGCTTTCGCGAGGAACATGAGAAACTTGGACCTATTCCCTCTCCTTATACTAGCTCATATTTACATTCTACTTATCACATTGGTGATTCAGAAGTAAATGAGTGTATAGAGCAAGAGAACACCGTATATTTACCCAAATATACTCCCATTGATATTTTTAGAGAGGCTGACGATTATGATCAGCGGTGTTTTAATGGAGTTTACCCTGTCCGCCCTGTAGGACTCAAAGAACCGTTTAAGGTTAGAGTCATTACTGGAGGACCGGAGGGACCATATTATAGATCCAAGTGGATTCAAAAGTCCGTCCACTCTCACTTGAGACGACACAAGACTTGTCAACTTATAGGAAAGCCACTTGATGGCCTTGTCCTAAATGACACTCTTCACATCCCAAAACATGATGAATTTTATGTATCTGGTGATTACTCTGCTGCTACTGATAACCTTAATCCTAGGGTTTCAGAAGAAATTGCACGCACAATTGGTGCACAAGCAGGGTGGTCACAGGACTGGATAAATTTATTTGTTGATACCTTAGTCAATCATACATTCTGCTCTGAAGATGTATATACTGATATTCTTGGAAATGAG